AGATGGCCAGAATGACAGCGCAGACGCCAGCCCCAAAAGCGCCCCACTTGGTCTGCATACCTGCCAGCGCCCGAAGCTCGACCTGAATCCCGTCCATGCGGTCGTGCGCCAGTTTTATGGACGCAGCCTGCGCCACGTTTGAGGCTTTTACGTCCTCGCGAAGTCCACGAAGTTCCTCCGGCACCGATTCGACAACCCGGCAGATTTTTGCCCAGTCAGGCGTGAACGTTACGTGCGTATCTTCGATCATGCGGGCGGCTCCTGGCTTTCTGGTGTGACCGCAGGTGTTTTGGGCTTCGCCCCCGGCAGCGGCTGAGTCTCGATTCCGAGCGACTTCGTGGCGAACCCGAGGAACGCGCCGGCAAACCCTGCCAGCAGATTTGAGAACACTTGAAACGTCTGCCCGTCGTTCGGGAAGTACCGCTGGGTGTAGATAATGACGGCGGTGAAAAACACGATGCCGCCAAGCAGAAGTTTTAAGATTGGATCCAGACTCACGCTACCACCTCGATTTCAGTGTACTTCTCAAATGTCATCTGCTGACGGAAACTACGCCCGATGCAGATGCATCCTTCCGACGCCGTACCGTGCCCGTCATCTCCATGTACCAGGAAACCCGCACGCCCGAACATCTCGTTGCTGTCAGCGGGGTGTAATCGCAGCACATACGGCCCGTGACGATGCGCCGTGGCTCCGTGACAGTCAGGGCAGGGGAACGCCGTCCCGACGCACTCAGGCCCGGTTATGGTGTATTTGCCACGCGGTAGCGGCCCAACGTTCTTCACGTCCTGCATGGCTGCGTTGTTCTTGCCCGCGTCAGCCCCAGCGTAGCCGGTCGCCAGAAAACCATCCTTGCAGGAGAGCACCCCCAGCCCCTGCGCGTAGGTCAGGCACTTCACTTCGCAGGCGCTTTCTTCGCGAACAACCCCGCGATATTGAACGCTGCGACGATGGCATCATTCACAACCCCAACCGCCGCCTTCTGTTTCGGTGGTAGCGGGATTGTGGCAATAGCGGCACCAATCGCCAACGCCTTTTTCTTTGCGCCAGATAGCGTTTTGCCCCCCGGAAACGTCGCCGCCTCCGCGATGCGGATGGATGCTGGCAAGTACTTTAGAACCTTCTCGATGTTGGTAAGTTTGCTTGCCATTATTGCCTCGCGTTGTTGATTGTAACGCCTGTGTAGACGGCTCCGGTTATTACGTTAAGAACGATGTTTTCGCGGTCCCAGAACGCGCTGTGCGGGAGTTTGTGCATGAGTTCCTGTCCCGGCCCCAGCCAGATAAACAGGCCGATCTTGACGCGATTGAACCGTGCCTTGTTGAGGCTGCACCCGTCCGCCAACTGGAGGAACGGGTTCAACTCGCAACCGCCGCGCCGAATACCCTGGTACGTGGTCGTTATGTCTCCAACCGATGCAGCCGCTGCGAACGCAGCCGTAGCCCTGCGCCATTTTACCCGCGCCGGGATTTGATCGTGTCGCGCCTTTACCGCTTTGGCGACCTGAACGAGGTCAATTGAGAATGACGCAGCGAATGACGGGGCTGCCAGCAAAGCGGCCAGCAGCAGCCGTTTCACTTGGCTACCGCCTTGCAAGCCACTTCAGCGCCTGATTCGTCTACAGCGTCAGTGCCGCACGCGGCCTTGATGTCGGCCATAGCTTTCTCGTAGGCCGCTTTGCTCTTCGTCAGTTCAGCCTGAATCTCCAGATACCGAGCCGTGTTTGAGTGGTAGCCAGCCAACGCCTTCCAGCGTTCTTTCAACAGCGCGTCGGACAGCTTGGGCGGATCAGCTGCAAACATCGAATTTGCCATCAAAAGTCCTGCAACGAAGGTTCTCATAGTGTTCGTTTTTGCCTCTAGTTAATTATGAAATAGCTAAAGCAGGCTGGATTCGTTACAGGCGACACATTGGCGTGGATCGTAAAACTGGTCCCGGCTACTCTGGCTCCAATGTGAGGGTTTGCTGTAGTAGAGTTGCACGTAACGCCAAGCTTAGTGCCTAAGCTCTGGTCAAAGATAGCGAAAATCTGACTATTAGCCGTTACTGCTGTTGTATTAACAGTTACGTCTGTTCCAGCGGCAGGGATAATAACTGACCCAGCAGCAGCCGCAGCACACACAGCAGGCCCAGCTGAGGAAGAGCAATTAGTTTCTGAGCCAAATAGCGTAGATGACACTTTGCCACCCGAAGTCACCCTTGTAAGAATCGTAGTGCCGTCGTTAGCCTGCCACTGATTCAAATCTGTTGTAGATTGATTAGCACCTGCCCTCACGATTGCAGTTGTAACACCAGTTGAGGCGGTCTGGTCGTAAAAGCGTGCCGTACCGCTGGTTGTTGAACTGGTTACGTCAAGTTTATAACCAGATGCAGGGGTATTTGAGCCAACCGCAACATAACCTGTTCCGCGTGGAAACAAATTAATACTGCCGTTAGTGGCACCGCCGTTAACTTCCGTAAAAGTGCCATCCCAATTGAGAATACTTATGCCACCAGCCGACCGCACACTAGCTGAGTTATTGTAAAATGCAAGGGACCCAGTGATAGTGCCTGTTTGCAAATCAATAGCGGTTGTCGGAGAATTATTGCCAATCCCAAGCCTGTTGTTCGTTGCGTCCCAGAAGAACTGACCAGCGTCTTGGTTGAGAATTCCAGAGGCAGAGACATACGGCACCGAGCCGACGGTAGTCAGGTTGCCTGCCCCACCAACAGGGCTGTTATCAGCAGCAGCAACAACTGGAACCTGCCCAATTTGCCCCTGAACAGCCTGCGCGTTCAGGCTTGCCGCTACTACGAAAATGAGCAGAATCAGCTTCTTCACAGGACACCCCACGTTGCGTAAAAGGTGCAACCAGACCCCGTAGCTTGCTGAATCTTAAACCCGCCCGGTGCCCAATACCACGGGAACGTCAGAGAGTACACCGTGTTCGCAGTGTTTGCAATCGTCGGCACCAGCAGAATCGGAGTGCTTTGGAAATCCTGCACAATGATAGTCCCGGCTGAACCTGTCGGGCACGAGATTACCAGCGTATTGATGTAAACGCCGCAGCCTGAGACAAGCGTGCCTGCAGTGCCGCCAGTGATCGCGCTGGTACACCCCACCAGTTGCGTCACAACCGCCGTCAGGCTCGTCGGAACGGCAACGGGGAGTACCTGCTTATATCGCGTAAACGGAGGCGTGCTGCCGTTGGCGCGTGGCGCGTCGTAGGCCGTCAGGTCTGCGTACATTGGGGAGCACAGCAGCAGTAGTGTTGCGAGTATTCGTTTCATGGGATTTTGTTATCCTCCTATTGGCAATCTTACAGGCCCACCCGGTTTGGGCCATCTGTCGCCACGACGCCGGGTAGCCGCCGCAACTGTATTCTGCACGTTCATTTGTGGGATGTCCACGGCCTGAGGGCCACCAACATCACCCGCTGAATCAATCGCTTCCTGAAGTTCAACGCCCTGCGGCATCGGCTCTGGGGACGCTTCTTCCACTTCTTCCTCAACTGCAACAGGGGCGAGAAGTTCCTCAGTATCGTGGTCCCGAATCGCAGCCATAATCTCCTGCGGACGAATCACCTGCGGGTCATAGAAGTAGGTGCCGGAAGGGAGCGTGAGTTTTTTCATGCCATAATCCGCAGCGTTTGGATTATCCTTTGTGCCTCGAGGGACGAACACCACCCGGCGCATACCAGATTCAAGTTCGTCAAACTTCGACTCAAGCTTGCTGGCAGGTTCGGTCTGGTAGAAACCGGGGTACTTCGCCTGAAGCGTCATGCCGAGTTCGCGGTCGGGCACGCTCTTGTATTGCGGGTGGATCAGCTTAAGCTGAGCGCCCAACTCTTTTAATGTTAACGGCATTTTTGTCCTATAATTAAGGCAGCCCGCTTCGCTACGGAAGGTGGCAACGACGCGCCCAACGTGGATGCTTGAGCTAATGTCATTTGTGGAATATCCCCAATGGATCAAGAAGTTTCTTGGCAATCGTCAGTGCTGCTCCACCGCCGATTGCAGCCAACGCGCCTTTGCCTACAGTAGTGGCCGCTTCCTTCATTTGTTGCGCCTGACGGTATTCCTTCATCGCGGCCCTGTATACTTCGCCAAGTCCAGCTTGTTCTGCTGCTGATTCATTGGCACTGTTGAGTGCTTTGGCCAGCAACGCGACCTGACGTTGCATCACTGGATTAGCATTCTGCTTTTCCTGTGCCGACAACCGCCCGGCTGCGCTTGAAAAGTCACGGGCTGCGGAATATGGCAACTCTTGAAGTGGCCCACTTGACCCCGGCCCTGGACTCTTGAGTGTTTTAGCTAAATCAGTTATAACCTTGACTGGGGAAGAACCGCGCCCTGGCGTCCCCCGCACGCCACTTAACTCTTGCGCCCGATCAAGTATTGGGCGAATCTCAGATGTATCGACGGGAACATTCCCAGCGCCCCGCATAACCTTCTGGAAGTTCTCCCCCGCTCTCCGCGAACTGGGGATTACCGCATCAATCTTGTTAGCGGTCGCGCTAACTCCAGATCCGCCCATGAACGCTCCGGGTATCTGGACAGCATCCAATGCGCCCATGACGACGTTACCCGCGCCTTCGGCTACCTTGCCTTGTGGAATCTGTGCCATCCCCCTAGCCACACGCAATGGTCCTTGAATTGGGCTTGCCATGTAGTCGCCAACGGCTTTAGGTGCCCCGTAGCTGGTTCCCTTCGCGCCGAGCGCCTTCAGTCCCTTGCCGACGACAGTAGAGTCAGTGCCCTCTCGAATGTCATCCCCAGCGTTACCTAGCCACTGTTCGGCGGCCTCCAGAAAGCTGTTCGGCCTACGCAATGCCGATACTTTGGCGTCTTCCAGGCCCAGAAATTGTCGATCTGGCTTCGCTGTGCGGTACTGGTCCCATTCGTCAGCAGGTTGCGCTGGCTTAGTGCGGTACTGGTCCCATTCGTCAGGCATGTTATTTAAGCCCCTTCGCTACCTTAAATGCCGCAACTTTCTCATTCGGGATGTCGTATGGCTGACCGTTAATCTCGAAGTGCGTAGTCGGCCCCCCACCGCTGCGCCCCGGCCCTGCGTTCCCGCTGTTTTCAGTGGTCACCTGATTATTGCCATACGGCCCCATCTGTTCTGTCAGCGAACTGCGCTTTCGTGCGATGAACGGGACAACTACGTCATTGATAGCCGCCTTGAAATTTTCGGGGCTAAAGTTTGGGTTTGTCAAATCCAAACTCATCTGCTTCGCCATATCGGTCGCTGAGCCATATCCAAGAGCGCCTGAAAGTTCGTCTGCAAACGCTACCTGTGCAGTATGAAAGTTGGTGAAGTTTTTGTTTCCCAAAGCCACTCCACCTGGCAGAATCGCTTTATTGAGGATGGTGAACCCGCTTCGTCCGGCTTTGTCGGAAAACTTCAGTAGATCATCAACGCCCTTATCCACGTTGTTCAACGACGCGATCTGTGCCCTAACCTTTGGACTCTTCGCAAAGCCATACCCTGCTTCAAATGATGCCGGGTTAAATGACGGGTTGATTTCCCGAGCGGCATCGTAGATCGCCAGCCGCTTATTCGCATCTGTTGACCGCGAGAACAGCTTAGTGAACTGAGAGAATGTCAGGTCGCCACTCGCCATGTCCCGCGCCACACTGTATTCCTTAGACCCGCGCTCTACTGGTTTTGAGGGCGCAAGATTCGGATTGGCGGCGTTCACGCTGACTCGGACTGCCTGCTGTGTCGCCGCGTATTTCTTAATCTTCGCTTCCGCGATAGCCTTTTGTTCAGGTGGGGTATTGGGGTCGGCAGCTAGGGCTACCCAGTGATTGATGTTTTCTTGCTCAACCGGGGGCTTTTTGCTATCGATCTCCAGCTTTCTTAGCCGAAACTCCATCACACGCTTGACGCCTTCTTGATACAGCGTGTCTGAAACAGAATCGCCAACATCCATGCCAAGAGCATCGGCAATATCCTTGTCTGTGATTTTGCGCGACTCATTTTTAGGCACAATATCCACGACCGTCTTGCCTGTCTTATCCAATGGGTTTGGCATTCGGATTGCGCCGGTAGTAACTGGCGAATCAGCAGGCAAAGTTTTGCCGCCATCCCGCGCCATGCCAATAGAGAACTGAAAATTCTTAAGCCGTTGCGCTTCATCCCGGTCTTCATCAGCGCGGCGACTATTTGCCGCCAGCGACTCGCGATATGCCCGGTTGGTTTCAACCTGTTCCACCTCCCCGGCCAACTTCACATTTTCCACGGCCTCCTTGCGCTTCCGCTGGTACTCGCCCATTGCGTCGAGGTACTTGCGCCCAAACGTAAGGTTCTGGACGGCTTCGCTGGCGTCGATAGGTCTGGCATTCGGATTTGCAGCGTTGTAGTAACCCTGTCCTGCTCCGAGTGCAACAGCCGCAAGTTTGGCCCACTTGCTGACGGGACCGCGCTCAGGTGCCTTAAGTTCGTCCAGTTCGCGCTGGTAACGGCGAACGGGGTTCTCGGGAGGCGGAGCAGTTGGCAGTTCCTCTGAAGGTTGCGACAACCGCCCAGGGCCTATCTCGGGTTCGCCTTCAATCTGCTCTATCGATTTTGCGGCCCTTGATGGCATCGTTGGGGGCTGGAAAAGCTTCCGCTCCCCACGTATCGGCGCTTCAGGGTCGTAGTTGAGGTATGGGTCGTTGACGGGTGCCGGTAGATTCGGTTTCGTTGACGACCCGTATTGCGGCTGTATGAACTGGCGGGCACCAGCGTCATTTCCGCTTTCAGCGCCATAGTTGGCGTATGGATCGTCGGCTGCCACCATCGAATCCTTGGTCATCAACGGCTTGGTATCTGGCTGCTCAAACAGACGCTGGCCCTCGTTGTCTCCCAGTGGAAGCTCACCATAGGCGGCATCAGGATCGTCGCGCAACGCGGCTCTAGCGATAGAGTCTCTGAATGGCGGTGGTTCGCCGAATCGCTGAAGATACCGTTGGTTCATCGCCATTTCAGTTTACGCTCCGTATCCGAATCTTTCGCGCCGCCGTCTTGATTGTCCCTCAAGTGAGGACATCGGTTGCCTGAGCGAGGACTGCCCCGTCTGGAACGTGTCGCGAGGTTGCATGTCGTCAGCTTTTAGCTGTTCTGGTGCTGCGGGAGGTGCGCCAAAACGCATCATGCCAAACGGCGATGCGAAGCCAGAAGGCGCGGGTTGCGCCTGTGTTGTTGTTGCAACCGGAGGCGACTGCTGCCCGCCCATGTTCTGCGTGTTCTGCACTGGAGCAACGGACGGCTGCGCTTGCGTTGTAGTGGCAGTCGGCATCGGCTGGTCCGAACCCATGTACTGAGTGTTTTGCACTGCGCCAACAGGTGCGCCCTGCGCCCGCCGCTTTGCTTCACGGTTGGCGACTATTGTGGGGTCTGTGGACGCGGCATCGCTCACGGGCTGTTGATCGCGGTCATACTGGCCACCGCTTACTACCATAGACCCGGTGCCGCCGACATCGAAAGCGATGTCGTCATCCCCGCCGAATGGGTTGGCCGATGCACGCGATTCCATTGCCCCTGCGGCTGGACCCGGAGCGAAACGCCCGTAGTCGGCCTGCTGCATGGGCTGTTGCGTCGCGTTAAACAACGTCTCACGTCCTGCTACAGCGTCATCCTGCATACCACCAGCACGATCACGGTCGTATTGGCCACTGGACCTGTAGCTGGACGATGCGGGCTGCCCCTGCGACTGCTCGATGCTACGCAACTGCTGCGAGTACGCTTCGCGTCCCTGATCCTGTGATCTGTCAGCTTGGCGAGCGTTGGACTGCCCGCTGCCGCCTGTCATCCCTCTGACGTTGTTGTTCTGCATCTGGCCCATGCCGCTGGCCTGACGCATCCCTCCACGCTGCTGGCGCTGACCGCCAAAGCCTCGCCGCATCCCGTCAACCTTCTGACGGAACCCCTGCGATGGCTGCTGGCCCGGAGTCTGGCCGAACCGCCCGTACATGCCGTTCGCCCCGCCCGGTTCGTTCCCCGGCTGCTGGCTGGATTGTGGTTTGGGCATTCCGCCCGGTGTTGGTGTCATTTTGCCCTCTTTGGCGTTATAGTGCGGCGTAACATGGATACCAGACTTTCTTCTTCTGGCAACTTTAGCATTGGGCCAGGTTTCTGGATGCGCCGATCTCTAAGGCTTTGTAGCGTCATCCCGTAAGCATCGGACGGAAGGATCGAATGCATTGTCTCATTTCCTTTTCGCAGGCGAGAGATTTCATCAGCTATTTTGGGATTTGCCCTGCTTCGATAATAGTTGTCTAACTCCTTTTGGTACTCTTTGGTTTCGGCGGGAGAAAAAAGATTATCGCTATCTGGAGCGAAGCCGGGGATTTCGGCCAAAGAAGCGTAGGCTGGGACCTCCTGTAGGGGGTCACCTCGGTAGTATTCGCCAGGTGTCGCCCAAATCTTAGCCATTTTATTAGTCAGTTCATTCAGTCGGCGAGAACCGGCGTATCCTGATTGTTCTCCAGAATCACCAAAAAGCCTAACGTCAAAGTTGCCTCCGGGTTGCCCCGGTAAAGTCGTCCCCGCCAACGCTTTGTGGATCATTTCATGCCGCAATGTGGCGTCGAAAGGGGCACCTGTAGCTCGGACAGCAATACCACCTGTTCGGGGATTATACTCCCCTGCTGCGCCGCCATTGTATACAATATTCGATATAGGTGTTTTATCTCTACGTAAGTATGCTACTGTGCCCTCTGGGTCTGAGGTAGAACTGCCCCACCCGTCCTCGGGTGAGTCGCCGAGGGGGAAAGAGAATGCAGTGGACGGCTTGTTTTTGACAGTGGATGGCCATAACTTTTCGCGCAACGAATCAAACCGCCCCTGAGTTGATGGATATAGCTCAGATAGCAGATACTCGCCATCGGCGTTAGCCCTCACGGCATCAACGCGCTTGCGGAAATCGCGGCTGCGGTCCACATCGCCAGCATCGAACCGTCCGAAGTTAGCCATGATGGCACCCAAGTGTTGGTGTCATTTAGGTTCCTTTTCTCTTAAAAGCGGGGGATCAAACTTTTACTCATGGGGGCCAAAGCCGCAGCCCCCGCAATTGGTGCAGTGAAAGACCCTGGTAGCTTCTTGGGTATCATGCCCTTGATTGTGTTAATCGCGCCGATACCAGGAACCACCGCACTCGCAATCCCTGTCGCGGCCCCAATCAGTTTCGAGAATCCGCTGGGCTTGTTGTCCTGGAACTGAGCGCCACGCATCCCGGTCTGCGTTGCATCGCTGACCAGCCCGCCCTGAGTGCCGTAGTTCTGAATCCGCTGCCCCTGCGTAGCCTGACCGCCCGCCTGCGCCGTTTTCTGCGCGTCGGTGAGGTAGCCACGGTAGTCTGCCTCTCCTGCTCGCCGCGTGTCGGCAATCCGCGTATTCCGCGCAACGCCTGCCGCATCAGCCCCAACCGCCAATTCCTGCCCGGTCGCCTGGTTGCCTCTGGTGTTGGCAAGTCGGATATCGGAACCGTAGCGAGTGGCGTCCATCACCGCCCGGTTGCCCTGATCCGATGCCCGGTAATCGTAGTCGCCTGAATCAGACGCCGCCTTGTACCCGAGATCCGCGCCGCCCTGTTCAGCGTTGTAGCCGTAGATCCCGCCCGTCTTAGCCGCATCCATCCGCGCCTGTCCAGTTGCGTCCGCAGCCTCGTAACCGTACTTCGCCAAATCGCCAGCCGTCTTCATGCGGTTTCCGGTAGCAGATTCAATGCCTTGCATCTCCATGTTTGCGAGATTTTGAGAGCCGCGAGTTCTACCTTCGTACAAGTTGCCAGCGTTGGCTGTTTGCCGCCCAGAGATGTCGCGTTCCGTACCAAGCCGCATACCTTCGATATCCTGCACTCGTCGCGCACGTTCCTGATTCGCAGCCATTGCAGCCCGAGTTGCCGCATCGCCAGCTTCCGCAGCGCCTTGCGCTCCGAGGTTGGCCTCAATAGCAGCCATTGCAGCAGGCGATGTATTGCCCTGCGCCGCAGCGCGAAGCCGCGCCTGATCGCCCATCTTGCGGTACTGCCCAGCCGTGGCCTGTGCCGCAATGTCCTTCATGTTCTGGCTATCGGTATCGGTAAAGGCATAATCCGTGGCAAAGTTCTTGGACAGCCCAAGACGGTCGCGAGACGTTGCGCTTTCCAGCTTGTTGCCGTACTCATCCAACCCGCCTTCGTTCTCGCCCTTGAGGTAGTTGTAGACGCCACCCTGCCACGCAAGTTGGTCATTCGCTGGCGCTTCCATGCCGGGACGCATTCGGTCCACTGCCGAACCAAGGCCAGCCCCGTATTCGTCAGCAGCCGTCCGCATCCCAGTGCCAAGACTTCCTGCCGCACGCCGAAGCCCTTCAGTGCCAGTAGATGCAGCCCCTCGAACGCCAGCAGACGCTCGATCCGCAGATTCGCGCAAGCCGCCGCTGTAGCCAGTAGCTGCGTTGGCCGTGTCACCAATGCCCTGCCCTGTGTCGCGGCTTAACTGATCAGGGTCGTAATACTTAAACCCTGCTCGTGGGTCACCGTAGATTCCGCCCGCCTCAGCCTCTGAATAGCCCGGTTCGTTGCGAAGTTCCTGATATGCTTCATCGGCCTGTTGCTGGTAGGCGCGTTCGTTAGTGTCGTAGTACCCGCCCTCATCCTTCAGGTACTGCCCGATTTCGTCACCCTGACGGTTGAAACGGTCGCGGTTCTGGTTCGTCTGTTCCAGGTATTTTTTAGTCTCGTTCGAGCCGTTGAAGAATGTGCCAAGTCCCATGATGTTGTCCTTTAGGTCGGGTCAACCGCGCCAGTAATAATCCCATCTACAACTGTAATAGATCCGTTGGTTGTTGGGCCAATTAAAAGAATGCTGCCAGTGAATCCGCCGCCGGGGAATGGTGCCGTATTCGTAATAGTGGACCCAACCACGCTAATGCCAGTCCCGGCAGTTAGTGACGTGATGCCTGTATTTGTGATCGTGACGCCGCCAGTGGACCCAGAGACGCTAATGCCAGTCCCGGCAACTACCGAAGTGACCCCCGCGTTGGAGATAGTGACATTCCCTGTTGCGCCAGACACAGAGATCCCGCCGCCTGCCACGTTTGACAGAACGCCTGAATTAGCGATGCTGGTAGCCCCGAGAGTGATCCCCGCGCCAGCCGTCGCCGCCACCAACTGCTGAGATGCGTTTGCCGCCAATGGCCCGGTAATTGGGATAGTTGCGCCATTTAAAAAAGGCGTCACAACGTTGGTCCCCGTAATGACCCGGCTGGAATCAACAACCGTAGTGCCAAACACGGAAAACGGGATACCCGGCGACATGCTTACCGTCCCTGCCGCACTGGTGATGCTCAATTTTGGAGCGCCGCCGCCACCTGTAATTAGGTTAATTGTGTTTGTCGCGGCGACGTTGGAAAGGTCCAGATGTCCGCTTCCACCGCTTGAGCGCAGCGACCCAAGCGAGTTGCCAAGATTGTCGAGAAGCTCAAAGCCAGTAGGCGTTGCACCTGAGTAGTACAACGTACTGTTGCTGAGCGACTTAATAGAGAGCACGCCAACGGCGCTATTTAGGTTCTCAATGCTGGTTGTAACGCCGTTAAGGTTCAACTCAAACAGCGTGTTGACAATTTCTGCGCCGTCAATGAACACGTCGCCAATGCTGTCGGAGTAGATTTGCGCGGTCGCCGGACTCGTGCCGCCAAGCCAGAAGTTCTGAAACCACATGCCCAGATAGGAAACGGCATTCTGAACTACCGTGCCGATCCACCCGATCTGCCCCCCATCTTCGCCGCTGACAGTAATCGGGTCACTGACTGTCTGATCTGCCAGCGCCACGGTCACCACAGCATCAATCTGCCGCTGTACTGAGGTAATGCTGTTTGCCACGTCAGTAGGCGACACCTGAGCTGAATTACGGACCCTGGCTGCGTCAATTGCGGAACTACCGGGGTTGCGGGTCAATAGCTTGCGAACTGTGGCGTTCAGGCCCATTACCTTGAAGGACTCCCCGGCGTGAAATAGTGGTCAATTCGTGCAAGGTTAAACCACTCATCTACTGCGTTCGTCGCCATCCGCCCTGAAGCGTATTCGCTACGAATGAAGAACCGCTGAAGAATTTCAGCATCAGGAGCGGTTGCCAGCGTCAGGCTGAATGGCCCAGCGGAAACCACCTGATCGACTGAGTACATCGTCAGCGTAGCCGTACCAGCCCCGCGAACGCGGATCTGCAAGCCGTGGTGCATGATGACGTTGCCCTGAAAGCCACGCGGCAAAGGAGCGTACTCATAGGCCGAATCAATCGCAGCCGATACGTCCCGATAAGGGTTTGCTTCCGTCCCGTCGTTCTCGCGGATAATGCTGTACGCCGAGCTGGACGGAGCAAGCCACGGCTCTACGTGCTTCGTAGTATTGTTCTGAACCATTGCAATTGCCCCTGAAGAATAGGAAGCAATGGAGTTAATCGAGTACTGAATGAGTTCCGGGGTAAGCCCGAGAGAGTAGTCGAACGTGAGTTGATGAGTCGGCGTTGAGGCTCCATCGAGCGGAGCTAGAACGACAACCCGTTGGTTTGACTTGTGATCTACAACCTGAATCTTGGTCGTGGCTGCAAAGTTGATTCGCTGCCAATCTGTCGTTTGCCAATACGACACCGGACGCGACGAATACGAGCCACCCTGAAACAGATACAGACCTGCTTCGTCGGCGACCCACGCAAAGTTCATTGTTGCGTTAAGGGACACGCAGAACGGCCCGATAGCGCCGATAGCGCCGTCTACCAGTTGTGGCTGCGCCCACGTTGAAGGAGTGTCGTTGGAATCAGTGACTGCGTAAGTCCAGTGCGGTCCAAGGATATAGAACGTCTCGCGCAACGCAAACCCGGTCGTAGTTGAAAGGTTGCCTGGAAGATACACTGCGGAATTAGCAGCGTTCAGGGATTGCGGCTGCGATGAATCCGAGAAGTACGTCACGGGCGTGCCAGCCGAATCAAGGCACTGATAAGCAAGACGTTGGCCGTATGGCGCAATAACGGACGGGTTGATAGGGGCCGTTAATGAGACGGTCTGGCTCAATTGCGTCAAGTAGGGCGTAGCGTCAATGCCGTTTTCAGCAAGGTACGAATCCGAAACGTTCATGTAGATTTTGGTAGCAGCTGCTACGACGATGGGCACAAACGGGCTATTGCCGAGGAACGTAGACGGCACAATGTAGTAACGATTTGGGTTGGCCGTTGTCGTCGCAATCATCGCCACATTAACCGCATACGTTGGCCACACAAATGATGGAGGCGAGATCGACATTTCAATGATCCCGGTTGCCGATGTGTACGAGACGGGGGTAAAAACGTCCGATGGCGCAGGCGACGGTCGCGTGATGAACCCGTTGCTGGTCTGGATGAGGTAGCCGAACTTCTTCGCCCCGGCTGTCGTGATGCCCGTACCGACCTCAGACATCGTGGGCGTCGTAGCGATGGGTGCAGCGAACAAAGGCTCTGCCGTACCGCCAAACGCGCAGACCTTGCCCGGTGCTACGCCAATACCGTTGGCATCCATGAACCCTGCGTACATCTGCTTGCCGAGAGAACAAAGCGAGGCCGTAGTGCCGGTCGTTTCTGCGATCAACGTACTGGCCGTTGGTGATGCAAGGTTGGCAATTCTAACCCCGGTACCCGGCACGTAAAACGCGAGATAGTTTGCGGGCGTTGTCCCGTCGAGGAACAGCCAGTTAATCATCGACGTGACCGATGCAGACGGGTTGAACACTGCGGAATAGCCGTACCTAGTGGCCACGTTTTGGCCGAAGAATGACACGTTCCGAGCCAGGCGACCTTTGTTTATAGAGATTTTTGTCGGGTCGATGAGCGATGGAGACGGCGTCCAGGCTCCGTTAAAGTCAGCAAGTTCAACTGATAGCGCGTCGCTCAGGAATGCCATTTACGATACTCCTCTCACTGCGATAAAATAAAGAGAGGCCGCGCTGTTCAAGCAGCAACGGCCCCATGCAAAGACGGGCGATAGGAGGCCCGCAAGATGCAATCTAAGGGTACCAGTTATAAGCTGCTTTTGAAGTTGCTTTCCGATCCACGTGATCATAATGATGAGTGCTGGGAATGGCCAGCCGGCAAAAACAAGGCAGGAGTCGGAGTCGGAACGTACGGGAGAATATGCGTGCCATCCAAATCTGGAGGACCGGGCCACCGTTCCCTTGTTCATAGGGCAGCATACGAGGCCGCAGTAGGCCCTATCCCTGACAGGCTTTGCGTTCTTCATCGGTGTGATAATCCTCCATGCTTCCGGCCATCCCATCTATTCTTAGGAACTGCGCTGACCAATGCGCTGGATAAAAAAGAGAAAGGGCGATGCCAAAAAACTAGCGGCGAGGCCCTGAGTTTCAGTAGGCTCACGGATAGAGAGATCATCGAAATCAGATCTCTCTATCCGGGCATGACGCAACGGCGGATTGGGGCCATGTTTGGTGTGAGTCAAGCCCATATTTCATCCATCATATTGCGTAAATGGTGGAAGCATATCTGACTTACATCGGGCGCAGCTGTACAGTGATGGCGACGAGAGACGTGCTCTGCGCCAAGCCAGCTGGAAGTAAACCAAGGCGATCACCAGCAGAGAGAAAACGCAGGTGGCGACTTGCCGAAGTCATCCACTGAACCGTCCTTGCAGTCGAGTTCAGGTTAAACCCGGCGCTGGAGTTATCAGTTTGCACTACGCTGCCTGCCCCAGGTGTTGCCGTCCCCTTGTCGATGGTTACGGCAAGAGTAGAAGTTCCACCCGCCGCAACATCAAACACGCAGGACGCATCAACAACCTCATACGCCCGGTCGGCGGTAAAGAAGTTCTGCGCGATCTGCTGCTGGGCGTTAAGCGCCAATTGATATGTCACAGCCATTTCTGCTGCAACCGGCGCAAACGTCACAATAACGCAAACCCCGACGCCCGTGGTGGTAGCCGAGAACTTGACGGAAAGACGGTCGCCAGCAGCGCCAGAAAGTTTCAGCGTAGCCGCTGAAGTTGCGAGGGTTGGCGTAATAACAGTGTTTACCGTGCCATCTCCCGCCATTGCAGCAGCCAGGATTGACGTACCAGCGCCAGCCGCTGTAGTGCCAGTATCCTTGGTAACGTCGATAGTCACAGCCGCTGCAAATGCGGTCTTATAGATGCACTTAACACCCGTAATGACCCGGTCGCGGTTAGCGATGTGGAACGTCTGCGTCTTGATGTCAGCGTTGAGGTTGCAGAAGTAGACAGCAGTATCGCTGGCTGCATTCGGCGTCATTGTGACGGTGACAGTCACGCCTGCAAGCGTGCTGACGGTGCCAGTGAACAAGATAGCCAAGCGGTCACCAACAGCAGTTGTCAGGTCTGCGGTAGTCGAGGTAAGCGTGCCGGTCGTGACCGTGTTGTTGACGATAGTGACGCAGTCAAACGTGCCGGACTGAAGCGAAACGCCAGCGCCCGGAGCCAGAGTCCCGGTGTCCTTTGTCACGTTACACGTCAGTGTGCCAGTTCCCTGCGTTTTAGCAGAGTAGGTGATGTTTGTGATCGTGTAGATGTTATCGCAGATGAAGAACGTCTGAGTGCCCAAAGAGCCGTTAGCCGTCAGATTGAAGGTGACGGTTTTTGATCCCTGCGAAAGCGGCCCGGTGATCGAAACGCCGTTTGGGTTGTTAAGAACAGTAACCGCATCCGCCGTTCTGGCTGGAATGCGTACAGGGACTGTGGCCCCGGCTGCGTTGAAAGCGTACTCTTGATAACCGTTATCAACTGCGATATCGGCAGCAGGCCCACTGTACAAACCAGATCCGAGAACCTTGTTGAACGGTGCCTTAAGGGCAGGCCAAATGCTGAAAGACATGATGTTGCTCCTTATTTTCCGCATGATTCCGCCATGCGGTGCGGTACTACCGAAGTCGTTAGTTGAATGCCGTTGAACGGTTCCAGGTCAGGGATGCACCTGCGCCACAAGGTCAGGATCTGCCCCGGTTCGGTAATAATCACCAACCCTCAGGCCACCAGCAAGAGCCGCCGCATTATTGGCGTATGCCCCCAATGTGAGCGGGTACGAAATGCCAGCAACTGACGGCGTCCACCAGGCGTTCTTCGTCCCAAAGTAGTTCTGGATCGTCACATTGCCGGTGAAGACCCACTTGATGTAGTCGTGGTAAGGGTGCGATGCGGTTGCCGGGTCTATGCCGTAGCCAATAGCGCTCGACGGGCACGATTGCCGTCGAGCCGTAGCTTGTCAAACTTGTGTTCGTATCAGCCCAGAACATCTCGACCTGCCAAGTGCCGGTGCCGTAGGCGCGGAAGGCGTGGTAGTTGGACTGGCGCGTGAACTGCGACCGGTTGTCAATGTACCCATTACCGTCGAGAAGGCTGGTTGATCTGATGTTGCTGTAAATCACCGACTGGAGGGGGACCGGCGGCGCCTGGGCGGCTAATGAAAACACAAACACAATAGATGAAAAAGTAAGTTTCATAATCTTCGGTTATGGCGCGATGCACAGTCCGTTTTTGAAAGAAGAGCAGGCGCCTGCGGTAACGCCGGCAGATCCGTCAGAAGCCTGGTATCCCTGGTACGAACGAATGCCGCCAGCGTTGGTGATGCACATCCGAGGAGTTCCGGCGCTGACAGTGTCATCGTAAATACACAAGCTATTCCCCCCACCAGCCGAGGCACTGTCAAATTCCCAAATATGGCCACCGATCATAACGAGTGCGGCGGTTCCACCATTTGCCGTCAGCTTGATAACTGGGTTCACCTCGCCGTTGTTGATGTCAACTGCTGCACCGGGAGAGCATGAACCATAAGCCAAAATGCCGATCCTTCTCGTGCTTTCGTCAAAGCACAGGCTTGTAGAGCTGGCTATCTCGATCATTCTGGAGCCAGTAGGGTCGTACCAGAACCTGAACCCACGCTTTTCGCCATTCGCTAGAGTCTTGGTCGCCGTACCGGTAGCAAGTTTCCAGGCCGCGTTAAACGTAACCGTCGCCCCGGCACCGGATGCGTTATCCACCACCATCATGTACTCCTGCCCGTCCAGCATCCCGGTCGGCGCTCCGATTGTACAACCTGCGCCTGCGAGAACCATCGTGTATCCAGTCGGTGAGTTTTTGAAATCTGGGGTCAGGGTTCCAGATCCGCATGTATCTCGCGTGTTCTTCGTGGCGAAAGAGGAGGCTCGCTGGTTGAAAAACGGGCCGTACCCGTAGAGCTTGGTAGTAGACGCCATAAACGGGAAGGCGTTGAGGGCGAACTCTCCAACCGGGTTTCCGGTCAGGATTACCTCTCCGGTGTTGGCGGTAGTGGACATCAGTCCATCAGGAAATACGTTTGGGTTCCAAAGCGCATAAATGCTGTCGATCCGCACGTTGGCGTAGCCAGCCATCACCAGTACGGTTGGGGATTCCTGCGTTGCCACAGGAGCCGATGCAAGTATTTGGTTATTTGTCAGCGTCAAATAGGAAAAACTAATGGAACTTCCCACGTCGCCAACCCGGAACGGATTCAGCCCGGTCGTGCTCCCGTTCCCTTCCGTATGCCCGTTAATGAACGCAACTGAGGCGACTATAGTATGCCCAACATTCATCACGCGACCAGCGTTCGATTCGACAGTGCAACCATCAAAGACTGTCGAAACAGTACTATCGGCGGAAATACCGTCACCGCCATTGCTTCCGATGTAGCACTTTCCTCCATGAAATCTGGTGGTCGTGCTGACCCCAACCGGAGAGGGGTTCCACACCACCCCAGTCCCGGTTCCGTTAGTAACGCGGGTGTTTTCGTAATCATTCACCTGAAGGTAATCCAGATACAGCGGGTTCGTTCCGCCGCTCAGGTGGATATTGCTTGTGCTGAACCTGTTCTGTGCGCGAACGAAAAGTAAATTCGTAACTTTAGAGTTCGGTAGCGTGTTGTAAATCTGGAGATCCTGAATCCGATTCTCAGACTGATACCCGCCACCAGTTCCCCCGTCAAACGAAACGCATTTCGTACCTGCATTCGTTGGATCGCAAAATATCTGAGTCGCAGACAGACTTTGCCCTTTCCATGTGCAGTTGGTCCCGGCCCAACTCAATGTCCCGGTATTCCGATACGTCCCATTCGGCCAATACAGTCCACTCCCTGTACCGCAGACCGTGTTGATGGCCCTCTGCAAATTTGCCGTATCGTCTGTTGTCCCATCCCCGGTCACGCCGAAGTCCTTTACGCTTATGATGTCGTTTGCCTTGGACTGAGTGTTGCGCAACACCGCCCCGGTTCCGGTCTGCTTGGTGGTGATCTGAGATGCGCCGGTTTGAGCGATCAAAGCAACTGGGATGAGCAATGCAATTAAGAATTTCATACTGGTCCGTAGGTTACTCCAAGATAGGTGATGGTGAGGTCGTCAGTGACAACCAGCGAAAGCCGGGTTGTCATGCCCACGGTTACGCCTGTACCGCTGAACGCAGTCGGGTCGATGCCGATATAGTCAGCAGAGAACGTGACCGCATACTCGCCAGAGCCTCCCTGAATCAAGACAATCCAGAATGGGCCTGGTTGCAGGTTGGTCGGCGTTGAAATGAGCGTGGCTTGCGTTACGGTCACTTCCTGCACGCTGCCGAGGCTGAGGTCCAGTGGCGCTACACCAGCCGCAACAGGGACCACGTAATACCCGCCTGAAGGGTTCACGCCGCCCCCCGAACTTGCTGAACTGCTGCCGCCGTAGCTGAAAGATCCATAAATGTAGTCCCCTGTCAACGTGCTAAGTCCAGCCTTTGATCGGAACATTGGCTTAACAAAAATGGTGCGCTGAAGGTTTTGAACCTGAAGGTTTAAAAACGAGCGGAGCAAGCCACCGGACCCGTCTGCTTCACCCTTCGGCCCCAGTGCTCTTGCGGTCAGCCTGTTGGCCATCTCGTACCATCCGCGAGATTCAGCCGCAAGGGACGCGACCCTAGTGGCAAGGAACGCCATGCAGTCATCAATCCCAAGTTCGGTATTCACGTTGGTCGGAGGTATTGCGGATGCCCAATACGTGATGTGAAGCTGAACCGGCTGAGTTGCGCCAAGAAATCGCAGTTGGCTATCCTGCCACTGCCAGATCCGCAAATACGAACTGATTGGCTGGTTGTACGGCATGTCCCGCACCGCGCCCATCATTAGAAACCTGTCGCCGCTCCACATAACCTTGCCGCCTGTACCGGCAACGCCCGGAGCGGTAGACCCGTTAAGCGAGAACAACGTAGGCGAAAGGTACGTTATGTACCACATGCCCCACGGAGCCGTTGTCCCGGTGACGTCCGCAATCTGTACCGAAGCGTTATTCGCCAGACCGCCGGTGCCCGAGGTCGCCACCCGAATCGGCGTGGTATCGGTCGTGCCGGTAATCGTCAGGGTAGTGACGTTCCCGCGCTCCTCGATCTGCTCCGGTTCTGCAAAGTCGTCGATGCCGATAGCGAACGGGTCAAATAGGGTGGTGTACGACGGAAGGTAGTGGAAGAAATCCCGACGTACACGCGGAGTCTGGACCTGCGCCATGATCTGCCACAGTTCAGGGTAGGCGATATTAAAGAACTGCTGCATTTGCGTATTAGAGAACCCAATAGACGCACTGGTGTCGCCACCTTGAAGTTGTGCGCGGGCCGTATCAAAGACGTTGAGCAGCGTGTTTTTCATGTTGGTTTACGCGAACACAGGCTTCAAGGGGGGTGCAATAGGGGGGCGTCCAGCCTTGCGGGGCGCTTCCTGTTCAGCAACCGGGGAGGCATTGAAGTCGGGCTGAACCGACCGGCACACCTTGCAGATCGTGGCCAGCGCGTTGATCTTTTCAAAGCACGCCGTACATTCTTTCCAGCCCTTATGCTGTTCGCCAATGTTGGCAACCCACTTCGCGTCAACGCCGAGCCACACAGCAGCCGCACGGTGAATCTCGTTGATTTGCTTGAAATCGTGCTTTTCCGCGTATGCCTGACCTTCGAGAAACAGCCCCTCGAAATAGCCTTTCTGTTGGGCGTTCATGGTGGCGAGTTCGGCATCGGTGGGTTCGTCACCCGCGATAACCATGATGCCGGGGAGGAATCCATTGCCCGTACCGATGCGTTGAACGGCCCAGTGCGTGTGTAGATCCTTCGCGAGCGACCCGACGTCAACAAAGAAGTCCTTGTTGCTCTGACGCCCGGATGCAGTCATTGCGTCCACGTCCTGAATCCGCTGAAACATATCGGAAACCTTGAGCGTAGAATAGTTGCCTTTCTTTGCGGCGGGGAGAACGAACTCCGTCATGCCGCCGTTTCGCGTAAATCCGTAATCACGCTGGAGCTTGCACTCCAACGGGTAAACGGAAGCGATAGTAAGAGTTCGTGCTGTAAATCTGTCAAATGTATCTGCCATATCAATGTCCTTATTGCGCGAGCAATGCCGCGCCGACTGATGGAAAACTTGTGCTGCTGGAACGTGAACCGGGAAGAGCGCCAAACGCCGGGACTGCATCACCAAATGCAGCGTCCTGTTCGTCTTCAGCGTGCTTATCGATTCGGTCCTGAATGTCCTGACCTTCCTTGGCAATATCGGCTTGCGTCATTGCCCTACGAGTCTTGACAAGTTCGATTAACGTGTCGGTCAGCGTTTCGGTGGGCAGTTTCCCTTGTTCAGCCCAAGCGTCAACCGGAGTCCAATACCCCTCACGCGGCCAGAGAGCGTCGGCACCGTACTTGATGCGCCAGCTCACTTCGTTGTCCGCTTCGTGCCAGTGAGCGATGACCCAAACATCGTGATAGTGCGGCATCATCTTCCGGCGCTTGTAAATCGGCTGCTGAACAATTAAGCCAGACGGCATAGTCACCGATTCGTACCCGGTGATGTCTCGCATCCAGTGCCAGAAGTCTTCCGAATGGACCCACTTGTACAGCGGTTCTCCATGCGGGTTACGCCCGAGGCTGGCCCCGATGCGTTCGTTCATCTTCTTGATCTGCTTTGGAATTTCCATAAACTCCGATTCGGTTAAACGTGGGGGCCGTTCTGATTTGCACCAGAGCAGCCCCCACCAAGGGGAGAGACTTACATACCTGTCGGGATGGTCAGGCTGGAGATGATGCCGCCGGAGCCAGGATCAGCGCAGAACGTGTTCTCGCTGGAGACGAGGAAGAAGTTCATGCTGGTCTTGACTGCGCCGTCGCCGTTACGACCCTCGAAGATGTACTTGCCATCGGGAGTGGAGAAGTACTCCAGTTCCTTCAGGTTGACGCGACCCCAGTCATCCATCACGACCTGGTCGAGACGGCTGCGGTCAGCTTTCTTGCTGACGAGGTAATCCACGCCACAGAACGGAACCTTGTCGTTTTCCTTGCGATTGCCGGGAATCCGGTCAAGGTTGCGAGCGATGTCGGGACCGGGGACGTTCCACATCACCACCTGATCGCCGGTGTTGAAGATTGCCTGACGCTGTGCCATGTGGCAAATGCCAAGAGTCTTGCCGATGACCGATTCGTCACGGCGCTGGATGCGGTAATCGTTGAGGATCAGCCCCATTGCAGACGTGAGAGAAGCGGAAGCAGTGTAATTCGGGGTCACCAGTTCAGGAACGGTCACGCGGCTCAAGCCGAGCGTCGAACCAGACGTGGTGGACGAATTGTAGTTGTACAGGCCATACCGCGTGGTGCCTGCGGCCAGAGTGGCTGCGTAGTTGGCAACCGCGATAACGTCGGTGTTCAGGGGGCTGGTGACGGTGCCGACCAACTGCGCTGTTTTGTTGACCGGGTCAATGGCGGTGACCTGAAGGCTAATGCCCTTCTTGGTGGACCCGGCAGCGTTATAAACGTCAACAATCTGACCGAGTTCAAGGCGCTGCGGGCCGAAGTTGGCCTCGAGGTAGTACAGAGGATCGGTGCCTGCGGGAGTAGCGCCCGAGCCAATGCCGGTCGCGAGAACCGCATTGCCGGAAGCAAACGCCAGAGAGTCTTCGTAAGCCGTGAAGGTTCTGATGGCGTCCTTCATGGTTTTCTTGAACACGTTGACGACAGCCTGAGAGCTGGTCGCAGTACCGTCGATGGAGATTGTCGGCAGCAAGAACGAGAGAGACAGCGCAGTGTAACCAATGGTCATGTACTGCGTGGTCATCTGGTTGCCGTCAAGGAAGGCCGCGTTGTCGAGCGAAATGCCGCCAAACGCGCCGCCGACGTACTGTTCAACCGGGATACGATAGCCGAGCACTGCGCCCGAACCAGCGTACCAGGGAGAGACTTTCTCCACGTCGGTTTTCTTCAGTTCTTTGAGAAACGCCGAGTGCGAAAGAGATTGCAGGTAGGGGAGCTTGCTCCGTACCTTTTCCATGCTGACTGCATAAATCTGAGAAACGCCCATGATAGGCTCCTTAAAATTTTGGGATTAGCCGAGAAGAGCGTCCAGCCCTTCACTTGCGGACTTCCAGTTTGGTTTTGGGAAGATGTCCCTCGGAGTTGGCTTACCGCCAGCACCTGGTGCCATCTTCTGCGACCCGGTAGCCAGACGGTTATGAGTCGCCTGACTTTGCTGCACTACGCCTTTCGTGGCGTCTCCGATCAGAGGTTTCACGATGCCGGGAAGGATGCGGTTTACCCGCGCCTTAAACTCCTCGACCAAACGCGCTGCGCGTGGTTCAAGGTTGGTTGTTTGACCGGACCTGATGGCCCTTACGAGATCCCGCTGGATGTCGCTGGTTTCCACCTTCTGATTGCGATTGAACTCAAAGTTCTTCTCGATTGATTCGTTGATCTGTGCGATTGCTTCGCGTTTTGCTGCTTTGAGGATGCCAGCAGGGAATGCCTGTTCGGCCCCCCTGAATGCTGCATCAACTGCGCTGGTGAGGACGGTGTCCCGCGCCCCACTAATGTAGTTCCTGTCAAACTCCTGCCAGCGTTGGTTGGCAAACTGAGTTTCGCGCTGGTCAATCTGCTGTTCGCGCTGCCGCATTTCAAGCTGTGGATCAAATTGCCGCAGACGGCTGGGAATCTTCTCCATCGTCTCGATGTATCGCCCGTTGATGGCGTAATCAAGCGCCTGAGCTGACAGGAAATCGTCCCTGTCGCCTGTTTCCCTTGCCCTGTCGTAAGCCCGGTTAATCGTGACGCGGTGAACCTGCGCTTCAATCTGCCCCAACGCCTGCGCTGCCATCGGGTTATTGCTGGCCTGAGATGCAAGGTAAGCGGGGAGGCGCTGCGCCATCGACCCAAATGCCTCAGGCGAACCTTTCTGCCAGTAGTCCATGAACTGAGTCAAGGATTCCGGTTCCGCAGAGTCAAACATGCTCTGCATGGCGCGGAAGTCGCTGGCACCTTCGTAGTGCGATTTGGCGTCTTCTACGGTCGGAGCAAACTCTTCAATGGACTTTACAAAGTTCTTGGCGTTGACAAAGCCGCGCATCCGGTCGGGCTTGACGTTGTAATACTTGCGACCCGCATCGTCGGTAAACTGCTCATCTCGTCCGTCTTCGTCAATAACAGGTTCATCGCTGGAGGCTTCGGCTTCAAGCGGTTCAGCGCCGTCTTCTGCCTGATATTCCTGTTCAGCTTCCGGTTCACTCTGCTGCTGCGAAAGTTCCGAAGATGACTGCTGAGTTGATGCTCCATCAAACATTGAATCAAGCGCATCGGAGGTGTTGCCGTAATCGCCCGCGTCTGCTGACGAGGACATGGGTGCTTCTGGTGTCATGTGGTCCTTTGCCCGACTGCTGCCGGGGTGAGATTTGCGGGGCATTACTGCTCCCGCGTGCCAACGATCAACGCTGGCGAACTTGGCACAAAACTTGGTAAAATAGAAAAGGCCACGCAGTGTGCAACCACTGTGCGGCCCAAGCAATGCGATCTAAGGAGGATCACATGCCTAACCAATATCTTAAACAGTCGCCGCTACTACTTGACCGATTCATGGCGAAGGTGTCGCCCGAACCAAATTCAGGGTGCTGGCTTTGGACTGGATCAATCCAGCAATCACCGTTCCCCAAATACCCCGGATACAACGGCTACGGATCTTTTGCGAGGCCAGGGAAAAGCAAACTGGCACATCGCGCATCCTATGAACTATTCGTTGGCGAGATACCGGATGGGCTACATATCGATCACCTTTGCAGGGTCCGATCATGCGTAAATCCAAAACACCTTGAGCCTGTAACGCGGGCGGAAAACGTTCGGCGAGGCAACGGCGGCGCTTATTTTCGCGACAAAACCCATTGCCCGCAAGGCCACGAGTACTCTCCCGAGAACACTACAGTAAAGCCAATCTCAGGGAAGCCTAATCGCTTCAACAGAATTTGCCGTACCTGCGCTATTGAATACGGCCATCGAAAACGGCAGGCGCAACGGGCGGCTGGGCTGTTTCACGCACGGCCCGGTCGGCCATCACCGGAAGCACAGGCCGCTGTGGCGGAGGCACTTCGATGTTGGCGTCTTTCAAAACAGCCATCGTCTGATTTGGATCAAGATCCTTTGAACTCACTGATACCGAGACTTTGGGAGTAATCGGCGTTGGGGGCGGTGCAGGAGGCTCCAGCATTTTCTTATACTGCATGCCATACGCGATGACATTGGCGTAAGCATCCGGCATCGTCTCTCGAATACCACCCGACAGGCTTGCTTTCTGCGCCCATCCCTGAATAAGCTGAACCACCGTTTCCGGGTTATCCTCAAACGTGTCAGCGGGGATAGATGGCATCAACTGCATTGACCCATCTGGCTGCTGCTGCTCAATCGGAGCCGCCTGCAAAAGTTTCTGGATGGTGTCATGCACCTTGTCGGCATCATCAAGGCCGGGTGTATACCAGCCTTCCATCCCCATCAATTCCTTGTTCGATGCAATGTTCTCAGGGCGCGTTATGCCCCAAGACTGCTGAACTTGTTCCGGTTGCCCCAGCATGAACATCAGGAAGTCGCGGCGCTGCCCCCACGTTGTAGGGATAGCTTCGTTCGCTTCAAAGTGCCAGTCACCAGCCGTCAGTTCGTCCAGGTCTGCGCTGTTGCGGCCTTCTCGAATCTGCGCCGGTCCGTACTTGATGAGCTGGCGAACGCCATTCATCTTGGCGCGTTCCCACCCTTTACGGATGAACGTCCAGATGATCCCCAACTGCATCATGGCCGCGTTCTTGTTGATTTCAGCTTCACGGGCCGTTGACGCATTACCGCCGCCAAAGATCTGAGGCTGGGTGCCTACGTCCTGCACTGCGCCAGCTTCGACGGAAGCCATCCACGGCTCCATCTGCTCGCTAAAGCGGGACGGCTGCGTCTGGTGGAACGCATCGGCCAGTGTCGCGCCCACAGCGGCCAGCGTGGGGATAACCTGATTGGGCCGGGACTTCTGTTTGTTCCAAGCGGTCAGGTTCACAACGCGGGGATCAACAAACGTCAGAGGGTTGCCGCGCTCAATAGTTTCTGCCGCAATGTTTAGCGCGTGGTTGGTCAGCAGTTGCGCTGACACAAGATCCTGACCTACGGGGTCAGCGTTTAGCGTAGCTGAAGCTGACGGCTGAATCGCAGCCCAAACGTGATCCAGTCGTTCGTTCTCGATCTGCATAATCTCACCGTTGACGCGGGTGATCTTGATGCCATCGGGAAAATTTTCTTCAAGTACTTTGCGAATCTCTTCGCTCTTGACGCCAGAGTACTGATTGGCCTGAATCCATGTGCGGGCAAACGCCCATCGGTTCTTGGCAGTCGTCCGCATCGGTGCGCCGGTCGGGGAGATGATCGAGTCGCGGACTTGTCGCCCACGGTCCCCTGCAACTCCGGTATTAGGCGTTCCAAAGTCATCGCCCTTTTCTCTTAGTTTTGGATACAGGCTGATAAGCGTTTGGCGGTTCTCTTCGTACTTGTATTCCAGCCAAGGGCAAAACCGCAGGTCGCTCTTAATGAAGAAGGGCGTTGTTATCATCGTGCAATCAAGCACATAGCATTCAACGCGGCCATTGGCGTACTTCTGCACGCCTGACTGAACAGGAACGTCCGCCATCTCTGGCTCAACCAGCGACTCAGGCCCAAGCGGAGCGCCGCATTGCTGGCACTTACCTGGTTGCGGGGAAATTGCACCGCACTGAATACACCGATACCCAGGCTCCCCCATAGGTTTCTGTTCAACCGAGTAGGTCGGCTCCTCGCGGAAGCCGTACATCAGGCCGTCAGCGTTCCACGGAGTGTACAGGTACGCTGGCCCCGTAATCCAGGAGTAGGTGGCAACTTCGATGTTTTTGACATCAACGTCCCACCACGAATTAAGAATCGCGTTGCACTCGTTAGCTGTTCGGCACGCCCGAACGCTTTTGTCATCGTCGGGGTCGTCCGCCAGCGCAATGACGTTTGGAGCACGCTGGCCAAGTACAGCAATGAACTTATTCCCGTACCCACGGAAAATGTTACGGGTGTAGTCGTAAGCCCCGTCGTCATCGCCGCCTGCGCCAAACGGACCGTAGCTGCTGCCAATTGGAGCGTAGGAAGAAACGCCGTCGCGCATGACTGGGGCAACGAACTGCATCCCCCTGAACATCAGGTAATTGCGCTGTGCAAGGTTGTACTGATAAATCTTCTCAGGGGCAGATTCAGCGTCAACGTCACTCGCCAGCATTTCCATAAGCGGTTGCTTCAGTCGCTGAAGCAGTTGCTCCTCGGGCGTTGGCGGTGTTTCGGCAGATGGCGTCATTGCGTGGCTTCAGATTTCGGAGGCGCGTTGTATTGCGCGAAGAATTCGCGTTCAAGTTGCTGCTGGATTGCGGACTGTTGCGGCTTGGCGGTCGGAATTTCGTTCAGGTCGGGCTGCACCGGGACCGGCGATGCCAGATTAAACACAGGGCGTCCGGTTCTGCCGATGGCCACAAAATCAGTAAAACTTCGAGTTGCTTCAATCTCTGACCGATGGGCGGTATCGATGCGGTCCATCGCTTCGGACAGTTGCCCGAGCAACGCCGCACGCTGGTCCATCAGGTGATCGTTCTGCACTTCCAGTTCGGCGTTTCGCGCTTCTATCCTGCGGAAATCAGCAAACAGCCGCAAGAACCCGATCAATCTTCGTACTCCTCGGATTCTGCTTCTTTACCTTCAGCCATCTCATCTTCAATGCCCATTGACTCGGCTACCTTTTCAAGAAGTCGTTCAATGCGATCCAGACGTAATTCGGCGCGGGCGGCGCGGGCGTCTTCCGCAGCCTGATCCATCGGAGTCTCAGTTTCAGCTTCAGCTTCAGGATGTTTGTCGCCAAACATGCGGGACGGCAGTTCTGGGCGTTTGGGCTTGCTCAGGCCAATAACAATTTCCATGCCGGGTTTCTTGTTCATCATGTGGCTCATCACTTTTTGCCGCCTTTCTTTTTGGTTGTTTGGGTCACAATCACCGCTTCGACCTGTGTTGGCCCATCAAGAGTAAACACGGCAAGTTCTGGCTCTGCTTCTACTTGAAACTCAGTGTTGCCGGAAACTGCGGCGTCAACCGCTACGGCAGGGTTGATCCATTCCGCAATTGCTAACTCAACTTCCTTTGCGCTAAAGCCGATTGGTCTATGCCCCACCAGAAACGTGTAATCCTGCGATGCGTTAGCCAGAATGCCCGGACGGCATCCGCCCCATTCGGGGTTGATTCCATGCTTTGCGGTCATCGCCGCGATGATGATGTCAAATGTCATTTGCGCTTCCTTGAAAAACTGATCGGCCCCATGCCGTGCTGACCGCCCCAGTCCTGTTCGGCTTTCATTGCCGCCATGTGCCGCGCTGTCCCCGAAGCCCCCAAAGGCAACGCCGCAAGCTTGCGGCCTACAAACTCTTGCATTGGTTCTCGCGAAGCATCTTCACGAGACGCCAACGCGCCTATTCTCAAAGACTGCAATACGAACGAACCGCCGCCCATTGCCAGCGCCGAATCATCATTCGTTCGCACCGCACCGCTCATGGCCTGGATCACCCCCTTGCACTGATTGGAGATCAGGAGTTCGGGAAGAACCTCAACATCCGGTTCCTTGAATTCAGATATGTAGCGTTCGTAGGCCGGGTAATCCGTCAGCACCAACTGACGGGCGTAATCCCAATCCGGCCCTTCAAGCCTGCCGCTTGCGGCTGGACGCCAGCGAAGCATTTCTCGCACAACATCCCACCCGTCCGAATCCTTGCCCTTGATCGGCTGCACCGACAGGAACCCGGTCGGCATCCGGTCCATACGTGCGCTAAATGCACGCCATCGCTGCTGCGGATCAACTATGCCGCGCTCTTCATCGTCGTGAACGAACAGGAACGCTTTGTGCTGCCCCAGCGACCGCTGTATGCCCTCAGCAACCGCTGCCGCTACTGACTTGCCCTGAACGCCACTGAACGCGCTCTCAGTGAGCCACACGGGCAGGATGCGGGATATCTTGGCTTCCTGCTGACTGCGTTGGGCTATCTGCGCTCCGAACTCTTCAGGCGTCATGTCCTGCGCCAGAAACTCGCGATAGATCCGCGACCGTGACCCGACCTTGCCCGGTTGTGCTGGTTCCCGGCACCACCAATGCGCCGCGCTTGAACTGCCCATCGTAACCGAAATCCAGCGGGTCCACCAGTCTTTCAAATCGCCCATATCGACAACGTGAACCGCTTGCGCTGGTTCGCCGTTACCGCGATGTGCTGCTCGGAAATCGGGGAACATCTGGACCGTCGTGCCGCCCAGCATGACTTCACTGGCACCCCAAACCATCGCATCACAGTTATGGACTAATACGCCATTGGCGTAATACTCGTGAGCATCAGCGACCGTCAGGTTGTAAACCGGGGCGGTTCCTGCTGCGCATACTGACCTCACACGCCCGCGAGCATGTCTTTTGCTTAGATGACCGCTTAACCTTGAACGAGACGTGGCATGCGGGGCATTCCCGCTGCTCAAAATCCTTGCGGATTGTTTCGCCGTACCGCCCTTTACATAAAGCGGAACAGAACCTTCGGGCGCGGAGAAAGGCCAGGCACTCAGCGCCACAAACGACGCAGGCGCTTTTGATGGTCGGGGCCTTTCCTTTCCATCCTTCAATGCTTTGCAGGCTATGCCACGCACGCCCTTCCGCCGAGGAATGCCACTTATTGGCCCCGATCCGAGCCTTGGCGATATTGACCCGGCACTGCTCGATCCGGTCCGGGCCATGTATTCCGCCGTGTTTCTTTGTGCTGATGCACTCCAGATTGGAAACGTCGTTATTCCTGGCGTCTTTGTCTTTATGGTGGATGACAAATCCTGACGGAATTTCGCCGTACTTCTTGGCCCATATGTACCGATGCAAGCTGTGGTGGCCACTTGCAATCCTGGTTGCCCGACTTGCAACAAAGTACGGACTTTTTGATTCCAGGGATCGGTAAAAGCTGAACCCGTCGATAGTGACTTTTTCGCTTGCGGCCATGTAACCAGTTTATCATCCCGGCGCAAGCCACTCAACGAAACATAGCCAATATTTTCAACAAAAACTGGATGGTTTCCTGTCCCCGTTAAAGACCCGCCGACAAATCTGACGGTACTGACCATCGCAGCTTTTTCGGTTAGCCCTGCGGCGATCACAGGCCGAAGCCCTGCCCGTGTATGGACTAAATCCCCCACAAGAACATTTTCGATAGGGATATCGCCGTATTCAGTACGAATCAGCGTGCCAGCAACAAAACACCTATCTGGCGAACCATGACCAGAGTAGCCATCACTCGACATGGAACACATCTGCTCTTCAAGTTTCGGAAAATTCCCGACCAGATGAAACCGCCCCTGTTCCGACAACAGCGAAATCGGTTCAGCCCGGAGATGTTTGCCCCGCGAAGCCGTTACCTTGCGGAACGGGACGCCGGGGTCCAGCGCAAGAATCGTGTTTCCGACCAGATCGCCACCGTTGTTCGTTTCGCCAACGATCACATCTGCCGAATGCCGATGGTAGGCCGAAATCGCCGCCATCGCCCATTCGTTCGGGGTCATGACGCCGGAAAGGTCTTCCAGCATGTACCCGTCCCCGTTAACGCCCTTTCCGACTACGGCAATGCCGCATTCATCGGATCTCGCGTTTGACGTTACTGACGGGTCAATCGCCACCACAATTCGGGCCATTGGGGGAAGGTCTTCCCGCTTAACCCGCGTTCGGTCAATCAGTAGCGTATTCCATAACGCACCGGGGGTGTCTTCCAGCAGTTCGCCTTCAAGTTCCTGACGGCCAAGGCGGGTGCCCTCGTACTGCCGAATGATTTCAGTGAAAAACTCTGGGGCCAGGTTCTTCCTGTTGTCGTAGGTGGAACCGCGAGTGATGACCACCCGCCCATTACCCTCTTTGGACTGCTTTACCAGCTCCCGAATTGCGGCGCACGGTTTCGGAGTCGTCCCAATCACGCAACGAACGTCATTGCCCAATCGCAGGCCAAACTTCAACTGCGTAAATGATTCTGGGTATTCGTAGGCCGCAAGTTCATCTACAACTGCCGCATGATGTTGTGGACCTCTCAAACGGTCAGGCTCATCAGCAGAATACGTCTTGGCAATTACTCCATTTGGCCAAGTAAGTTGCCGCTTTGACGGTTCGTACAGCGGCATGAAATCGGGTGGTGAAATTGCAATGATCCCCGAATCGCCTTCAACAATAACGTCCCGAACGTCCGCTGCGGTTGCCCCAAGAATAGCGATACGCCGATGCTTGCCAGCAAATGCGAGCATTCGCAAATACTCGGCGATGGTCCTGGTCTTACCCCACCCGCGCCCAGCCATTATAAGCCAGAATCGCCATTCTCCAGCAGGCGGTAATTGTTCTGGCCTTGCCTGCAACTTCCAGTCGTAGCGCCGCTTTTCCTGCTGCCGCTCGATTTCGCGGCTGATCTCGCCAAGATCCAGCCCCGCGATGTCAAAACCAGCAAGGCTCATGGGTTAGGCAAACGCGGTTCGGTCGCGTTTCACAAATGCCCAGCACCAATGTCCCGAGTCGCCAACAACCTCGCGATAGACTTCGCGGGATGCCATCGACGTAATCGAACCCGGCGACTCTTCGGGAAGTTTGTCCATCGGGACGGCCTTCATGCGCTCCACCGCAATTTCGTGGGTGACGGTGATACGCAGGATATCGATGCGCCCAGACCGTGGGCCTACGCCTTCAACCACGCCAGCCTTGACCATACGCAGCACCTCTTCAAGGTTGTCTTCCATGTACGTCGTGCGGTCCTCGCGTTGAACGCGGATCGGCAACGCCGGGAGCCTTTCCAGTAGATTTGGGGCTTGCGTAGTCATTTTTGAGCGTGGGTTCAAACGGTTTGGTGCGGTGGTGCCAGGGGTAAGCGGCCCAGACCGTGTTACGAATCTCAGCAACCGTAGCACTTTCAGCATACCTTGCGGCTGAATCGTGCTACGCATTCATCTTAGACCCGAAATTTCGCCACGTCAAACATTTATTTTAATTCCGTACGTACCGAAACTATCGTAGTCCATGTTAAGATGTGGTCATGGACAGCAAAAAGCCACAGATGGAAAACGTATGCGCTTAATCGGATATTGTCGCGTTTCGAGTCAGGCTCAGGCCGACTCCGGGGCTTCCATCGACGCCCAGATTGAGAAGATCAAACTTCAGGCCGCGTTGCTTGGGCACCCGCTGATCGACATCATCACCGACGCCGGGGAGTCCGCAAAGGATCTCGACCGCCCCGGTGCCCAGCGTGTTCTGGAGATGGTCAAGGCGCGTCAGGTGGATGCCGTTATCGTCAAGCGCATGGACCGCATCACCCGCAATGTCGTTGACGGCGGAAACCTGATCTCGCTGTTTGAAAAGCACGGCGTTCGGCTCGTCTCAATTGATGAGGGCTTCGACATGGGCACCATCATGGGCCGCGCCATGATCGGGATCATCACCGTGTTTGCCGCAATGGAGCGCGAACTGATTGGGGAGCGAACCCGCCTTGCGCTTCAGCAGATCAAACAGTCCGGGTGCCCCGCTGGCCCCGCGCCATACGGCTACCGCTCACAGGAACGGCCCGTGATTGATGGGAAGAAAACGCGGATGCCATTGCTTGAGGACGAAGCCGAACAGCACACGATCCGCGTTATCCTCGACATGCACAGCCGGGGTGAAAGCTACCGGGAGATGGCCGACGCGCTGAACGCGGCTGGCTACCGGACGCGCAAGGGTGGCAAGTGGACGTTTCCCGCGATGGGGCAGATCATTAAGGCTAACTCGGTGGTGGCACAGTGAAACTCTCGCGCTCAACATCGCACATGCTGAACCGCCCCGCCGTTATCGCTCTGGCCTTGGCGGCGCTCCGGTTGAAGCTTTACCTTCCAGCGGCCCCTGTTGCGGCCCAACCGGAACAACTTCGCCTTGCTGTCTCCTGCCCATCGTCTGATTGTCCACCAACCGAATGTCTTTGTTCAGGTAGGTCCAGCACTCCCCGGTTGCCACGATAAAACATACCCATTGCAGGTCATGGTCGATTCCTGGGTCGATCATGACGTGGGCGTGGGCAAAGCCTTTCGGCGTCCATAACGGAATGGGCGGGGAAAGCTGGATGGTCACTTATACGCCAAGCTCCCGCAGCGCCCGAATCACCGCATCGGTAAACTTTTGGCGGATGTCCTTGTCAGGGATCTCGACGACACTGGTGTATTTCTTTTGCCCTTCGCTGTTTGTCCACGAAGTTTGCGGCAGGCCGATAAAGTCGCCGTTGTCGCCCTTTACCAGACTGCACTGTTTTAGCAGCATGCCGCTTGGCATCGTCAAGTCAAAGGTTCCAAGTCGTTTGCCGCCTGTTGTCGGCTTCCAGTTTTCGATTGTCATATCCAACTCCTGATTTTTTGCACTGCTTTTGTCTCGGTGACAGTTTCGCCCCGTTGCGTTTCCTGCTCAACGCTGTTAACGCCTTTAACGCGGTCTTTCGCTTCGTTAACCTTTGTGGCAAACCGCTGCCACTGGATGCGGGACTCAAGCGGGAGGTCGTCCCAGTGAACGTGGCCGTACTTGCCGCCACCGACCGTTTCGCAGTGGAGGTCGTAGATTTGTTCAGGCGTCATATTCACTTTTCCCGTTTACTGTCGTTGAATGCGCGTAACCGCTGAACCACCTTCACGATCTGCTTTGGGCGGCTGGGGCACACCGCGAAGTGCTTCCGGTCCTCTCGGGCCGACTGAAGTTTTCCGCACCAGCCACAGGGCCGCAGGATAGGTTTAGCTGGCATCAGGCACGCAGGATCTGGCCTTCATCATGGCGTCGGCCTGAGCAAGCGCCAGAACAGCAATCTCGTCATCGCTATATGGTGAATCCTGCCACGGCTGCGATGCCAGAATTCCTGTCAGTGCCGCCATTGAAAAACTGTTGCGGCATTGTGGGCACTTCGCAGGGGTTGCATCTACGTCGCCGCCGTTCATCACGCTAAACTTGCAGAACTTGCAGTATGCGTCGCCACCGCGTTGAATCCAATCGCTCATTCCTCATCTCCTTTTGTTGCCGCCAATAGAATTGCAACCAGCACAATAAACCAAAACATCGCCCATGAGACTTCCGCTGCGGTCATCGCCACGCTCTTTCGTGAACGCACCCGCAACCGCAACGAATGAGAACCGCTGTGGACAAGCAACATGCGCCGCAATCGCAGACAGACTCAAACTCAGCCACCTTGCGGGGGCGTGGCAGGTTGGACGGCTGCGGAAGGGCGATGCGCTCGTCTTCAGGCAACGGCGACGTTTCGCGGTACTCCCGCTGCCGTTCGATCCGCTGAAGGTGTTCTGCTTCGGTGACTGGCACCTCTTCACTTTACCGTGAAGGTGGCACGAACGCAACAGGGAAGGTCAGCGTAGCCCAATAACGTCCGCTCATCTGGCCGCGCTGAGTTTTACCGGGAAGCGGAAGAAACCGTGGCTTGCGCCGTTTTGAGTTTAGCCCATGTGTCCCTGATAGCAAGCTGCCGCGCAGCCTCGGGGGCTAAGTGCCCGTCAAACTCGCAGATATTCAGCCGCTCAAAGTACAGCACTTTCAGGTCAACCGGCCAGCTATCGACGGGCGGAATTTTGTCGAGGTCAAAGAGTGGCATTATCCCCTGTAGTGATAGTCGCAACACGTTCCGCACTGGTACCACCGATTCGGCAGTGCGTGCGGGTTGATGGCGTGGCCGAACAGCCAGCAGATAATCCGTCCGATCATTGGGTCCACTTCACTACAAATCTGTCCGAGTAGAAGTTATCCTCGTCCTGTTCCGTGCGGATACCGTTGCTCAGGCCGCTTGCGTTGGCGGTTGACCACTGCCAGCACCCGAAGTACTTTGACCTGATCCACCGCACTCGGGGCTTCAAGCCGCACTCAACGATTTCGTGTGCCATCGACATAGCCCGGTGGATGCCTCGCTGGAGTTCAACGACTTCTGGCGTGAATGGATTCATGGCTTTAGCTCCATTATCCATCGCATCTGGCCATCCGTGATCTCGACCCGCCCGGCAGGGTGCTCAAGTTTCAGGAGTCTTTGCTGCCGGTCGCAGGACTGCCCAATGTTGCCATACTCCGACAGCACGGAACTGCCTTCAGTGTGCTCCATGCAATCCATAAATGCGGCGAACGCAGAAACTTCGTTCATCCTGATCTTCTCCCGGTTTTCAGGTCTATCCTCCAGCCGATTCCCGCGCATCCGCAGCCCTTTCAATCCATCGCAAGACATGGGCCACTAACTGAATTGATTCATCTTGCAGCATTGTTGCCACGCCCGATGGATCATCGAACATCTCGTTGTAGTACCAATCCGCGACCCACTTGCTTCGTCGTCGCCTTTCTTCTCTGGTCAGCAAGTGGAGCATCCCCTCCATCTGAAGAATTTCTGGAAGTGCCCGAACATCTGCCAATGTAGCCGGGTTAATCTTCTCAACGCCCAAGCTAACAGCGTCAGAAACCGAACTATCGATGCCACTGCCGTTCATCCCGGCGCGTTTTTTAGCTGAAATAAACGCAGCCCCACAATTTGCGACTTCAACGATCTTCGGGATCAACTTCCGGTTCATGGCTTTGCCTTGCTGGTGTTGTCCTCAACCCACTGCTGCAACGCGGCAACAGGAACCCGAATCGCCTTGCCCACTCGCATCGACGGCAGTTCGCCTGATTTCAGCATTTTGTAGACCGTGGGGCGGCTTAATCCGAGGGCGCGGCACACCGCATCCGGCCTTAATAGCAAAACATCCGTTTCGTTATTCTGTGTAGTATCCATGCCAACACGATACCACAGGTTGGCTTTGATTGTGCCACCCGTCAGGCAGACCGCGCCACAACCGCCGTAGCTATCCGTCGAATCCGCGCATCCAGCGCCACGTCAGCCTTGCATCCCCGACACCATCCCGTAGTCCGATCTGGCCGACACGGCTTTCGGCACTTCAAGCACGGCGATAATTCTTTGGCTGTTATCAGTCGCTCTGTCCGCGTTTGCCGTGGGATCTCCGCAAACACATCCGAGCGAATAGCATAGGCGTTGGCTTGCCCCTGTTTCCGCTCTACCGCGATGACCCCGAGCCGCAGCAATTCCGCAACGCAATACTTCACCTTGCGTTCTGACCACCCCAGCGCCGCCCCTATGTCCGGTGCCGACATAACCGACTTCCCATTGCCAACACCAGGCACAGCCATAAACGTCAACAGGCGATGCGCCTGATCTGAAATCGCCGGATTCAACGTTGCCAGCACCGGGACTTTGCTGAACCGCCGATCCGCGCCAGCCCCCACGAGACGGTCTAAAACCGGGGCAAGTTTTGTATCCCTACCCGTGCAAGTCTGTGCATGGTTCTTTACTTCAGAAAAAGAAAGACCCGTGCAATTCTTTGCATGGGTTACCTTTCCCTTACTCACGCCATTCTCCCCTGCGCCAATAGACGTTTAGCGTCAGCCACAATCAACTGCATCGTCCGCCGCGCAGCGTCCCGATCTCCATCGAAGACGAAAGTGTGTTCCGCCCGAACACATTTCCCGCAAACCGCATCGCCCGACGAACTCCCCGGAACCTCGCACAACCGCTGACACTCGCGGCACTTCACCGCCACCGTCCCGTCCCGCCGATGCAACATCAACGCCATACCTCAATTTTACCCCATTTTTTTTCAGCCCCTACCCCCGTTTTTCAACCCGCATCCCCCAAAACGTTTTTCAAAATCAGCAACCTGCCCCTAACCCGGAATTTCAGCCTACGCGATCCTCACCCCCTGCGTTGCACTCCCAACTACCGTAAACGCCTTAACAATCGCTTGAGCGGCCTCTCAGCTCCCAAAACGCCCCCCCACACCACAAGCTCAGCGTGGAAAGCAGAGGGAAACGGATTTCTGTAAATTTCAGCCGGATTCAGAGCACCACCCCGGTATCGTCGCCGCGCCGCGCCGTTTGAGATTTGGCCAGACCCCGGGGCTGGGTAGCTGACGGAACTGGCGCGGATTGCGTCCGATCTCGCGCTAACAGGCCCGCGGTACCGCCGCGGTTCACGTAACCTCAATAGAATCAACAACATAGAGCGATACAATGGCGCGAGAGTGTACGGTAACCGAACGGTTGAGGTACGGGATAGATACACCTACAGAAGGTGCCGTGCCATGCCATGCCAGGTATCGGGTATCGGGCCTATGCCTCTATTGATGCGGGGGCATTGGCCAACATGGCAGCTACTAGTGTGGACAATGCCTGAAGCTGCTCAGGTGTCGCGTGTTCTAATGCGCGTTTCATCGCGATGGTAGCTTCGCTATCCTCGATTCGCGTGACCGTCTCAACTTCGCTCTTATCTTTCCACCCTGCGAGATTTTTTGCGACGAACGAAGCTCCGGTTGGATTGTAGGCACCAGATGCCAGCCCCTGCGCGAGATGTTGATCCATGATGTCTCTCGCACGCGCGACGGCCATACCGAATGCCGCGTGCCGATTCTCCCATTCCTTGAGTACTTTTGTGCTGGTGCCGATGGAACGCGCGAAACCTTGCAAGGTAGGCATGTGAGTGTAGATACGTTCGACGGCCTTTTGGTTATTGTCCTTTGCTGGTGCGAGATCTCCGGGTAGTTGAGCGGACTCAAAGTAGTCAATGATTGCTTGCGCGTATTCCGGTTTGTAGAGTGTCGGGCTGCCGATGTGACGGTAACCACCTGGTATCGCACCGGAGGCGATTGTAGGACGTGCAATGGCCATAGCTTGCATACCCTGATTTTACCCATTTTCCAGCGCCCCAAAAAAAAGCAAACAAAAAGCTTGCGTTATCCTTTGTAGTGTACTATCTTAGTAACAGATCACATGATTCTGTTTGATCAACTTCGCAAGTGCTGCGGACATTGCGCTCCGACTCCTGCTTGGCTGATTCATTCGGTTCTGGGATCTGGTAGAAAACTATGGAAATGAAGAACTACAGCAAGGATGTCGCGGGTTTTCGCTGCGAGAAAAATGGCAAGTGTGTTTTTGTGCTCGAGCGCCAAATGGCGCACGACCCGCAATACAAGGTCGGCTCAAAAATCCCGGGCCGTGGCAAAGTCGTTGAATGTTTTGGCAAGGGGCAGCAGTAATCGGCCCTTGCGTTATCCTTTGCAGTGTGCTAAAGTAGTGAATGTAGTTTGTTCCTGTCACGGAACGTGAGATAGTCTGGTGCGCTCACGCAAAGTGATTCGGTTCGATTGATCTTTAACATATGCGGCTCAAACCGCAATCTCTCGGGGAGACGAACCCCGACACCACACGTCGAATACCTCAAAATTTCACGTTGCGGTGGTTTACGATATCCCAGACAGTCTAGTGCGTTGGGAGCGGCGGGCCACGGCAAATAGATATCAGGGTATGGGGCGAAGTGGGGAGTAGTCGAAACGTGGTGGTAGGCGTTTTGGCGAAGGGGAAAATGGGACAAGTAAACGCTCACCGATAGCGTGCTGATAGCAAGGCGAATTGATCGGGAACGTGGTATCGAACGAATACCCTACGCTGTAGCCATACGTGGCCATAGCGCAGGATATCGGATTGATCCGGTAATTTTTGATTGCATTCTGACGAAGTAAGCTATACAGTGGTATCTGACACTTTGGAGGTGTCACAAGTGACAACAAAAATCGAACTATTGTCGGTCGAATCCGACGCCAAGACAATCAAAGGCAACAAGAAAGGGTACCTAACGGGTATCCTGTATTTGGCACCATCTACCGAAGCGGGCGGACGTGATTTGTGCCCTATGGCATCCGCAGAATGTCGTTTGGCATGCCTGTATGGCGCGGGTATGGCAGGGGTCTTTCCATCCATCAAGCGGGCCCGGATTGCGAAAACTTTGTGGTACCTGCGAGATCCGAAATCGTTTATGGCAGCACTTGAGACCGATATCTATCGGTTGATCGTTCTGGCTGCCAAGCGCAATCTCAAGCCCTGCGTCCGTCTCAATGGCACTTCAGACGACCCGAAATTGGCTCGGGCCTTGGCTGCTAAGTTTCCGGAAGTTCAGTTCTACGACTACACGAAGTTGCTCAAACCGTGGAAACGTGTGACGGCAAATTATCACCTGACGTTCTCATTTTCAGGTACTAATTTGCCAGCGTGCATGGATGCGCTCGCGCATGGTATCAATGTCGCGGTCGTTTTCGCTGGTACGCTGCCTGCTACATGGAACGGGTACCCGGTTATCAATGGCGACGAATCTGACCTCCGTTTCCTCGATCCCGTTGGCGTCATTGTCGGGCTGTCAACCAAAGGTGACGCGAAGAAACTGGACACGGGTGGGTTTGTTCAGATCGGAGGCGCGGCAGCGTAATCGCAGAGTGGAGCCCCACGGGGCTTTAATGCGGCGGACAGGTCACAAGCCCTGTTAGAGCATTTGGAGGCAATATATGGACAATAGTTTTTTTACGAATCAGCTACTTCAAATCGGGAAAAATTTGGCTGTACCGCCAAAAACTGGACCATTTCCTGGCCACGCTCGCTGTTCTGAATGCGGCACAGGAAACAACAACGACTGGCTTACCGAACTGTTCGCCAATTCCCCTATTCGTTCAACTCAAGAAATTGCCCGGTCTAACGAAGCGGCTCACGCTGCCCACGTTGCAATGGTTGCGGCCAGCAAGAAGGAATCAGACGCAAGGAAGTGTGGCAAGTGCAACGGTACGGGCACTGTCTACTACTACGCGCACCACAAGGGCGGTGAGTGCTTCCGCTGCGGCGGCACGGGCCGTAAGGCGGTGGCGTAATGACGAACATGAAAACGAGCTACGAAACGAAGTTGGAGAAGTACCGTGCCACCTGTATCAATATGGCGCGGCTGGAAGTGGTAACCCTCAAGTTTTACATCGCGAGCGGTTGCCCTAACACTGCGGCACAGTTCGCAGCACGGGCAGCACGCTGGTATTTTTCAGCGTACCCGGAAGCTCGGGAAAATTAGGAGATCAAGACAATGGCCTACATGAATCAAGACAAGAAAGCTGTTATCGCAGCGCAACTGAAGAAAGTAGTTCCGGCGGGGTGGAAGTACTCGCTGCGGGTACACAACCATTCAACCCTGGTACTCACTGTGCAATCCGCTCCGGTGGATCTGTGTAATACAGTCCCGGCGGTGGATCGGCGGTACCCAATCGACAACGCTAACGGGTATCGGCAACTCAATACGTACCATCTCGACTATGAAATGTCCGGCGAATTGCTGGCCACCTTCGAGGCTATCAAGGATGCCATGAACCTGGGCAACCATGACAACTCAGATCCTCAAGTTGACTATTTCGACGTGGGCCACTACGTCAGCATCCATATCGGCGCGTGGGATAAGCCGTTCAGGGTGGTAGCGTAATGCTCCGCGCCATCGCATATGTGGCCCTCTGGGCCGCGGTAGTCGCCACCTGGGCGACGGTATTTTATATCATCGACTAGTTTTGATTGCATTCTGACATCTCAGGGTGTAACGTAGTAACGGGTACTTTGGAGGTACCAACATGGTCGCAATAACAGGCAATACATCCGTACGGGCTGAACTGCACGCACTGGGCGGACAGTGGGATAAGGCGGCAAAGGCGTGGATGGTACCGGAGCATAACGCGGCTGCCGCTGCTGCCCTTGCTGCTGGGGGGCTGCGGAAAGTTGGCGGACGGTCGCGGGGGTATCTCGGCACCGACCGTTATGGCTGCGCTCATTTCGGCACGCCCTGCCGCTGCGAAGACTATCCGTGCTGCGGACATTAGGAGCGGACATGGAAACATTTACAGTTCGAGTTGGCGACCGTGTCGCCTATAGCGCGAAATGGTTGCAGTCTACCGGGCAGGTTGCCGGGGACATTGGGCACGCTCGTGGTGTGGTGGTGGCTCTCGAGTCCACCACGCCCGACTGGACCTTGGCAACAATCCAGTGGGGTAACGGGGAATTCCCTGACCGCGTCAATGTGGCGAACCTTGCCATCGTTGGGGCGAACTCGAGGTTCTGCGCGATATGACACACGAGAGCTACATCTACCACGATTACAGCACCAACCACGCGCCACAGTCCGGCATGCTGCGTTTCCAGCACCATCAGCAGGCGGAGCAGTGGGCTTCACGGGCAAACCTTGACGGCCCCGTGTCGGTGCTGGTCTATAACTGCATTTACGGGTTCGCTCCGGCGGCTCAGATGACTTTGGAGGTGAGGTAAATGGAAAAATACAGCGTAGTTGTCGAGTCCGGCTCATGCAGTCAGGACTATAAGAGATGGGAGGAGCGGGCGCACTGCGGCCATGCTCACCGCACTATCGAGGCGGCAACAGCCTGTCTGGCCAAGCTCACCCGGCGGTTCTGCCAGCACGGCAGACCGCAGGGTACATCGTGCCGCCACTGTCTCGGTCGAGCGCAGGGGTCCAGCATGTCGGCGCAGTGGTTTGGCGCAACTCTGCACAATCAGGATGGGGAGCGGGTGTCCTAATGCAATTCCCCCTGATCCACACCAACGGCACCTGTGGTGATGACCTGCTGGCTGATCAGTGCGACATCGCCCGTGCGCTGCGCGATGCCCTCGAGGTGATGGCAGCTAACGGGCCTAACGCACGCGACTACTATCCTCTCGAGGCTGGGGCATGGGAGCGGGCCAGAGAGCAGCACACAGCCCGTCTCAGCGCGATTAGAGCGGTCTTGACGGACGTGGAACGCATGGCAGAATACCTCGCGGCGGAGCCGTGGACACAGTTGGAGATGAGGGAAGCACAATGACGAACACAACGAACAAATACCACCGCGACGGCACCGTGACATTCTGGAGCGTCTATCAGCAGTCATGGACGCGCTGCGATGCAGCCCGGATTGATCACGCCGAGCTGGCGGCGATGAACGACGGCGAACGCAAGCGGATTGCCCGGTTGGAGATGAGGAAAACACAATGAACCGAGATCAACTAAACGCGCATCTGGCAGAGCGCATGGGCGATGTCACGACTAACGCAGAGGCGGCGTCAATGGCATCTATGCTGGAGGCTCACGGCTACGTGGGCCGCGACCACAACGGCGGGTTCACCGTGGACACGGAGGCCGTGCCTGAACGCCTGTGGTTTGAGCTACTGGCAGACGTTTGCGAGATGCACCCAGAGGAGGCAGCACAATGAAGCATCAACGTAAACCGATTTACACGCTGTACTACTCGCAGTTCCTGCCAGCGTTGGGCAAGCCTGCATTCGTCGCCAACTGCGTACAGTCACTCACCTTGGCTCGTCGCATGGCCACGGATGCAGCGTGCATATGCGACCTGAAGCACCCGTCCGGGCTGCGCGTCGGCTATCTGGTGCCACATGCCAGCGTGCCACTGACGACGGTGATGGGGCTGATGCTGGCGGTGCCCTCATGATTAGCCGGGGCAGGCCTCGAGTCAGCATCATGCCTGGGCAGGTGCGGCGGCTGGCAGATGGCCCGACGCCCACCACCTGGAAGCAGATCGCAGCCACGCTGGGCATTTCAATTGCCACCGCGATGCGGTTGTACAAGGCGAGCAAACAGGACACGGGTGCCTAACGCACCAACGCCCACGTTCCGGGCAGGAGCATGGGCGTCAGGTGTGCCGGTTAAGGCTGCGCTTTGGAGGCAGCCCCAGCATAGCATAATGCAGCATGATGGCGTGGCAGCGGGTAATTTGGAACTGTTGCACGCGCAACGTTTATGTGGTACCGTTAGACACAGGAGATACAGACGATGACAACCAAACAGCAGATCATAGCCAGAGCGCAGGCCGCAGGATCAGGCGCAAAAACTTTCCGGGGCGCAGTCAAGGCGCTGCGTGCCGCGATCAAGCCTGGTGTGATGTACAGGCAACAGCGGCGGATTAGCCGGGGGCCGCAAGAGGCCAGCAACTACGTTACAGCTGCGCGAGCGGCACGGCTGTACGCACGCTACGCGCCATTGGCCACCGCGCAGTGTGCTGCATTTGGATTGCTGCCACGAGATACGGCAATTGCACTGGAGCAATGCGGCGTCTCCGCGACCGCCATCCGGGCGCTATCGCGTCTCAGGGTTGATCGGCGTGCCGCACGTATTGCTGCATGGCTGACCGCGCCGGATCAGGCCAGCTATGCAATGATGCCACTGCTGGCACTGGCTCATGACGCTGCTGAATCTCTGCACGCTATCAGCTCGCAGTACAGCAGCCAGCGGGCGACGTGGCACAACGGCAGAGAGACGAGGGAGCAAACTGACTGGCAGGCGTATGCCAAAAGCTATGGGCGTCCTGCGAACTGGATCAACCCGGCATACGATGTCACTGTGAAATATGCAGACGGCATCTATACCGTTGCCGCCCGTATCGTGTCGGTGCGGGGCAAAATAACGATGCTTCCGCTTGATTCGCGCAACAGGTACAGCCACCCGGCAAAACTTGCCAATGATCTGTTTTGCAGAGTCACGGCAGACGCTGATCTGGTGGAGCGGTACGATGTGCGGGGGCGCATGGTTGGCGTTGCTCTTAAGGTGGGCGCATCGTGGGAGCACGGCGCAGACCGGGCCGAATGCGAGGCTGAAACGCTACGTAAAACGCGGCTTGCGGGTGAGCGTGAATTGCTGGCAAAACGTGCGGCTCTCACTGCGTTGCAGACCGCTCGCCGGGATCGCAGGGCGCGGCTGTTTGCGCGGCTGTCTCAGGTGCAGGTGGGATTTGCCGACGTGCGCGGGGC